AAAATTGTTTCTTATACTCGATTATCGGCATTTCTGTCGTTGACTCAGTGTCCTCATCGACATCAATAGTTGTTTGGGCTCCAAACCCTTTGACATCCATCACATTTTTGACAATTTCATCAATCTCTCTCGACCTCATCTTCCAGATTTCAGGGATATTCATAGACCAATCCATAATATTTTTAATGTGTGGATATCGGTCCTTCATAAATTGAAGTCTAACTTCATTTGAGTTAACTCCCTGGGAATAAAACAGTGCTGGTAGAGCAAAATACATTCCCCCCCATTCGAGTGGTCTCATAGGTTCGATATTATCAAGAGGAATTCCAAATCTTTCACCCATCATAAAACTTAATCCAATATAACAATCTGAAATTAGTTGTCCTGAAGGAAATGATTCGATAATAGGTCTAGTTCTACTTATAGCAGTTGCAAGGTCCCGAGCGTAAGATTCATTCGGGAGATTATTCATAAGTGGTGTAATAAATCGAATCGATGGTTCTGTGATTTCTCCACCTTCATGTAATGTCTGAAGAACTTCTCCGGTAAATCCGAACGAATATTTGAGAAGACTTGGGCGCTGTCCCACAAACCGCGGAGATAATAACGATGCAGCCATCATCAACTTGAATACGATAGTGTTGGAGACAAACTCTACAACTTCATTTTGATCATTGAGTAACTGGAATTTACTGAAATTATCAATAGGTCGAAGTTTCCATCCATTATGAATTTTCTTCCCAAGTTCTGTTAGTTTTCCCTGGGAATGTTTTAGCTCTTCCATGTTTACGGATCTAAAGTCGGTATATTTAATAGAGTCATCGGAATGAGTGCAACCTCTGAAGCAGTTATCTAATCCGGCATATCCCATAATTCTCATCGCCATAGTGGTATGGCAAACAGATAACAGAGTTCCTCGAGTATTTAGAACCCCCAATGTAAATCCAACCTTTTTGACGATATATGGATTTTGTGTCACTTGAGCAAGGACATCATTACTTAAATCTAATGATCCAAAACTATTTGACAGGAAAGCTCCAAAACTTTCTACATACTCTGTGACAGTTTTCACCATATCTGGATCTGTAATCTTTTTCCCCTCCGATTGCTGCCTTTGGATTCGATTATACAGCTCTACAGTCTCATGAGGCATCAAAATAACTCGATTGGTAAGGGCTCTGTCCACAGCCATCATAAATTCAGTTTCATAGAAACCAAGATATCCTTGTTCATCCAATTCGAAATCGATGACACCCTCAATATCTCCAGGAAATTTAGCCATTGTCATTGTAATAGGTTGTAACTGTTGGTTCATTTCAGGAGCTGTATTAAATCTGATAAC